TGGTGGACTCGAAGAAAACGGCAATGTGTAATTATTTGCTAAATATCCATTTATCTCATTCTCTGCTTGGTCAATATAAAAAGCTATTGATGCAGAATTTACTGATGCTAAACTTCCTACTCTTGGATAAAGTGATAATACATTTGGTACTGTTGTATAAGTCGGCATGAAGTTATTTTATCATACCGACCTAAACAATCAATTCTAGCTTTTCTTTCTATAGTAACAATACACCATTCTGTCTGATGTATCCCAGATGTCATGTGGCTTTCCATCTACTATTGCAGATAAATGAGTTGCTTGTTGAGCTATAAATCTCCCTTTGGGTAAATCTTTGGCTCTAGCTTTACGACCTTCAAACTTTGGTGCTTTGACTTTTTCCCATCCAATTTTTTCTAAATAGAGTTGCCAAATTTTTCTCCAGTTAATTGGACATCCATATTTTTTTGTAAATTGCCAAGTATCTTCTACAACCTCTTTGTAATCAGTTTCGGTTGCAATCGCAATTGCTCTAATGACACAGTCGCCTACTTTTTCAAGTTGATAGTATTTTGACCTGCCACCATCATTGTAAATGAATCTTCCTTGTGTACTTTTCATTTGTTTCTCCTTGAGCAGTTTAAAGAGGTTGCTCAGCTCTGTATCTTTTAGACATTGTATCTATCGTAAGCTATGTCATTTATCTCGACCATAATCTTGTGCAACCTGTCGGCTACTTTTTTATCAAGATATTCGCCATGCTCTAACTCAAGAACTTTGTCTAAACGGGATGTTGCATCAGTTAGTAATTCAAACTTTCTAATGCTTCTCTCCTCATCTAACTTTCTTGCTGGATGGTTTGCATATGCTTTATCCATAATCTTCTCCTTTGGCAGTTTAGTGAGATGCCAAGCTCTTTTTTTTTTAGTCCATTCTTCCATAATTAAAAACTGCTTTACTGAGTCCGATTGCTTTGCATATTTTTAAGATGCAATCTTTATTGTAAAGTTCTGCACCTTGATGAAAAGTTGGTGGCTCAACATCAATCTCATATGGTGTGTAAGCAATACCTTTTAAACTTATGCCGTGACCCATTAGGCAACAACCATAATCTGGCTCACCTTCTAATTTGTATAATGTGAGCCAAATAGTTTTTAGTGCCTTGTTGATTGTCCCATCGCAGATAGCCATTTCTAACTCATCCTTTCTTGTTTCTAAAAGGTTGGTTACATATCTATCCATTCTTTCCTTTGTTTCTATTGTCATCTTGTTTCTCCTTAGATAAAGCTAACAACTACATTGTAAATTTGGCTTTGGTAGCCTAGTAGTTGTTGTGTAATAATTAATAACTTTATCATGCTATAAAAATAACTTGTATTATAACTTTGTCAACATACTAATTAAAAATAATTTGCCAAAAGTCATAAAAGCTAGTGTTTATAGGGGTTTTGTAAGGAAAATTTTTTTTATTTTTTTTTAATTTATTTGAAAATTCCTACATATGGCTCTTGTTTTTCTTCAGCTTTTGTTTTTATAAATTTTACAAACTCATCTACATTTTCAAATCTACAAACTGTATCTGTTTTATCTGGCATTACATTTTCCATTCCAACATTTAAGTTGAATCTGTATTCATATCCTCTGCCAAGTTGTTTTAAAATTTCTGAATAAAACATCAAAGCTTCATCTGCATAATTAGTTGGCTTCTCTAAAAATGTATCTTTGTAAATTTCTGCACCTTTTTCTAAACAGGTTATTGCATAAGGTGTAATTTGATTTTGGTTTTGTTCTTTTTCATATCTTGCAATGTGAACAAAATCTCTAATCATTAAAAATCTTGTTAGCAATCTATCTGGATGTTTTTCAAACTCTTTAAACATCAAATTAATATTTCTATGAAATCTTCCTCGCCTTCTACTCTCAGAAAAATATCCATCATGTGCAATGTTTACATCTCCGAGTAAGGTTGATGCACCAACTCCATCGTTCATCATTCCTTCTCGCTCTGGATGCTCATGTACAAATCCGTAAAATCTTATTGTCCTACCATTCCTAAATAATCTAATTGGTGTATCTATTTTTGTATCTCCAGCATCTACTGTAAAATGATGTTGCCTAATTGAGTAACCTTGAAAAATATTAGGTCTTAGATATTTTAAGATGTTTACATTGTCTATTACTTCCTCATCAGCATCTAACCATAAAATCCAATCTGACTTTGCCTGTTTGATTGATTCATTTCTTGCTTCATCAAATCCTATTTCGAGTGGAGATTTACCATGTATTATTTTTGCATTATATTGTTTTGCAATTTCTAAAGTTGAATCTGTTGACCCAGTATCGTTTATTATAATTTCGTTAGCAAATGGTTGTACTGATTTTAAACATCTGTGCAACATATTTTCTTCATCCTTAACAATCATACAAACTGAAACTGTTTCTCTTGGATTTTGTATGGCAAGTTTTCTTTCCATGTTTACTGGTCTTACTGGACTAGAGTTTTGTTTGTAACTAACAACCCACCATCCAACAGTTTGTTGTTTTTTATTGTTAACTCCACCACCTACCATTTGTATTTTTAGGTCTTTTTTATCTTTGAACATTTCTGCTAAATCAGCTCTTTCGTAATTCCAAAGATGTGCATGTCTTTCATCTTCCCATAAACCATGTGGAACTGTGATGACAACTAAAGCATCTCTTTTTAAGACTTTGTCGAATTCGTTTATAAACTCATCTGGTTTTGGTTGATGTTCTAATATTTCTCCAAGAAACAATATGTCATAAAATTTATTGAGTTCGCTTGGGTCTGATGCAACTATCTGATTTACCTCTCCTTGTTTAAGATGTTTTTCTATCATCTTCTCTCCGACCTCATGTTCTGCATCAGATATATTTATAGCATCAACATCTGCACCAAACATATTAGCCATTCTTACAGCTTCATTACAAATGCCAGATGCAAAATCTAAAACCTGTGGTTTTTTTATTTCTTGGTTAACCAGATATGTCTGCATTTCGTTAAAAGAAACTTCAATCCTAGAGTAACTTCTTAATTCTATATTTTCTTCAATACCTGCATATTCTTCTCCTAGAGCTATGTATTTAGCTCTATAAGCATGTTTGGACTCTATGTACCCATAATGCTCTTTAAGGTCGTTAAAATGGCTTAAATCGCTTCTATTGAGGTGTTTAAGTGCCATAATATCCTCTCTTTCGTATAAATGCTTAACTAATCGTTCTTTATTAGCTGTTTTCTCTGCAAAGATTTCATGGAAAAGATTATCCCATTCTTGAGCTAAATCTGACCATTTATATTCTTGTGCTTTTGCAAAACATTTAGTTTGCATTTCTTTAATTCTGTCTGGGTCGTTTAAAAGCTCATAAGTTCTCTCTACAAATTCTTCGTTATATTCTGGCTCATTTTTATAATCGCCATAAACTAAAATGTTGCCTTCGTTGCATAATGTTTCTGGTAAAGCACCAATGTGAGATGTTATCATTGGTATTCCACACATCTGTGATTCCATTGCTGTAATACAACTTGTTTCATGAAATGCTGTAGGATAAATGTAAAGAGTACAAGTCTTATAAAGTTCGTATAATTCTTTTTTGCTCAATGCACCTAGATGAGCAATCTTAAAACCTTTCTGTTGATATTCTGCAACTTTTGCATAACAAGTATTATAGAACTGTTCCATATTTGGATGTGTATTATCGTAACCAGCAAGACATAATTCTATCTCTTGGTCTTTTTCCCAAAGCTTCGGCATTATGTTAAATAAAAGATTATCTAATCCTCTTTCTGGTCTATTTGTATAAACTAATCTTTTTGGTTGCCTTTTAGAATTATCTGGTTGCTCTATAAGATTAATACCATTTCTAGTCTTAAAAAATAAATTATCATCTTCTATTTGATAGATGTCTTTGTATTGATTAATTTGCCAATCGCTCAAGCAAAAGATTTTATCTATGTTCCAAAGTGAGCCATGAAAAGTTGGTCTTTGGCTTTTAAGTGCAACATCATGTTGCCATAGAATATTTATTTTAGATTTAAGATTCTGTCTAAATACTTCTGGTATTCTTTGACCAATCAAAACATCGTGTGGACAGTTGTTTGCATACTGTTGGAAATTATCAACATTAAGATATTGCACACCATCTACTTTCTTTGAGTTTTTAGTATTACAAAAAAATAAAACATGATGCCCAAGTTTTGCAAGTTCGTGAGCCATAGCTACACCTGCTGTTTCGCTGCCACCTAAAGATTTCTCTTTAAGAGTGTCTGGGTCTATTTCCATACCTGCACAAAATATTGTTATATCTAACTTATGTTTTTCCAATTTCTACCTCGCTTAATATCGTTGATTGTTTTAGGTGCTACATTGTATTCTCTCGCCAAACGAGATTGTATACCCCATGATTCATCCTCTTTTAGTATTCTTTTAATTCTTTTTACTGATTGTATTTTGAGTTTTCTTGAAACATTTTTTTCTGATGTCCATAAGTTCTTGGCATTGCCATGCAAAAGCATATCTCTGAAATTATCACTTGGACTACCCCAATATAAATTACTAGCCCTGTTGTTTCGATTATTTCCATCTTTGTGCAATGCCCATTTTTTTTCTTCGGACTTACCTTTACAAAAAGCTTCGGCTACCAATCTATGTACTTTTGCTTTGATATATTTTTTGTCTGGAAACAAAGTAACACACATATATCCATTCTTATCTGGATTCTGTGATAGAAGTCTAAAGTGTTTGCCCTTTGTATATTTCAAAGATTTAACACGACCTAAATTAGATACTAAATAATCTGGATATTGTGTTGGTTGCCATTTCTCTCTGTTACTCATGGTAATCGGTAAAGAGTAGTGCTAATCTCTTAGCTTTCTTCGTTATCTAATCAACATTAGAATCTCTTTACTTTACTTAGAATAAACTAACTTTGTAAATAATGAAAGTCTTTTTTTAGCTCTTTGTTGTTTTTGATAAACTCGGATTGCTGCTGAACTTACATTTGTCATAAAACACCTCTCAAATTGTTTGTGTCTTTTATCGCATGACCTATGCGAGTCTTGTAGCCCATGACTTATGGAGTGCTTTTGACCCATGCACTATGGGTAAGAAAAGGGATGCCATTTCTGACACCCCTAAGTTTAGAATCTATGCACAGTCTTTAAGGACATAACCTAAATCTTTAGCAGTAATTTTTTCATCTTGATAGTATTGAACTCTCAAGTTTGCAAAATTTCTGTGGTCTGGGTCATCCCA